AACTGAACAAGTTAATCATCCATTTCATTACAAAAGTTTGGATGGACAAATTGAATGTATTGATGCTATGGTAGCTGCATATGGTAAAGCAAATACAGCTAACTTTTGTCAGATTAATGCATTCAAGTATGTGTGGAGAGCTGGTAAGAAAAGAGATAACTCATTCACACAAGACCTTAAAAAGGCTGTATGGTATCTGAATAAAGCTATAGAACTTTTAGAATGAATTAAAGAATAATAAAAAATAAAACAATGGCTCCTTAGCTCAACAGCATAGAGCGTCAGACTTCTTAAAAGGAGTGCTTAAAGAGAAATCTTTAATGTAGAACCTCCCTAATTCGGTGAAGCCTAAAAGAATACAAGTGGTTAAGACCCACTATAAAAACGGGTAAACTCATGGTAATACCGAGCCAATGTTATTAGCTAGGATGACATCTCGAAAGAGTTCAGAAAATAAAAGTCGGAGCTATAGACAGTGTGTAGAGACGAGTTACAGGAGGGGCCTAAGTTGAAATATCAATGTGTACGGGTGGAAGCAGACCACACAAAAATTTAATGCTTTAAAAGACATTGATTACTTGCAAGATTTCAATATGGCCAAGAGACAGTCCAGACCACAAACAACATGATGGGTTCAATTCCCGTACTAGGCTAATGACCCGGTGAACAAGAAGTTGTTAATGGATGATGTTGGTAGTGAAAACTATAGTGGTATGAAAATCCCTTGGGCAGAAGTGCCCGTGTGAGTTCGAGTCTCACCTGTGCTACTGTTGGGTTACTGGTGGAATGGTAGACACGCTAGTCTTAGGAACTAGTGCCTTATTGCGTCTCAGTTCGAGTCTGAGGTAGCCCACCATAGTCAGGATGCTAATATGTGGTATGAGCACCACTCTTATAAAGTGGAAATAGAGGGTTCAACTCCCTCCCTGACTACAAACTTTAATATTAATATTATGAGTATCAAATCATTAATTCTAGCAGCAAAAGCATTACTAGGTAAGCTTGAGCAAGTTGATGAAAACGGAGTTTCTTATTATTTATTAGAAGAAGCAAAGTATCTTAACTATCTTATTAATGAATATGAAAAAAGAAATTCTCAAATTCATAAAGCAGTTCCAAAACCCAAGTACAATTAAAGTATTTACGGAGGGCTGTTGCTATTGGTTTGCTGTTATTCTTAATAGAAGATTTAAACAGCAACATCCTACTATAATATATCATCCTATTAACAATCATTTTGCTGTTAGAATTGATGGTACACTCTATGATATTACTGGTGAAATTGACTCCAAAGATTTTTGGGAATGGAGAAAGTTTGCCAATTTAGATTATTTACTTACAGAAAGAATTTATAAAGATTGCATTTACAAATATGATGTATAGTTTAGATGAAATAGGATTGATTCCTGCTGCTACTTCAAGTATTAAACATAGGGCAGATGTTAATCCTTTTTATGGTAATAAATTACCCATCTTTGTTGCCCCAATGACTTGTCTTCTTAATCTAGAAAATTGGGGGACATTTTATAATAGTAAGATTATTCCCATCTGGCCAATTAGAGATGCTAACAATAAAGATAGAGAACTTCCTCCATCTAATTTAGTTGGTTGGGTAGCAATGACTATTGAAGAATTCAAATGGACATTCAATGCCTGCAGAGCACATGAGGCAGTTCCTAAAGGATACTTCAAAGTTCTCATTGATTGTGCTAATGGTAATATGGAGGAACTATTCTCCATAGTCAAAGATGCCAAGCAGGAATATGGGGATAAATTAGTAGTAATGATTGGTAATATTGCTAATCCAGAAACCTATCTAGAATGCTGCAAGGCAGGAGTAGACTATGTAAGAGTTGGTATTGGAGGAGGTTCAGGATGTACTACATCTGTTCAGACTGGTATTCACGCCAGTATGCCTTGGATTCTTGAGGGTATAAATAAAATAAAAAGAAATTACTATACTAGGACTAAGATTGTAGCAGATGGAGGTATTACCAATCCTAGTAGGGCTATCAAATGTCTTGCTCTTGGTGCTGACTATGTAATGATGGGTAAAGTATTTGCTCATTGTAAAGAAGTGAATCATATGAGAATGGAGTCGCCAGAAATTGGAATACGAAATCAATACTATGGTCAATCTTCTGAACAGGGTCAAATTGATAGATTTGGTAAAGTAAAGGCTAATCCTGAAGGCACTTCAGTAATGGTATCTGTTGATACTACTCTCAAAGAATTTACTGATAAGTTTGAAGCAGCACTGCGTTCTGCAATGTCATATTGTGGAGCTAAAACTCTTAATGACTTCATTGGTAAAGTGAAGTATGAATATATGTCACCTGACGAATTTAAAGCATATAATAAATAATGGCAGCAATTGATAAACTCTGGATAAAAGATTTCTATGATTTAGACGACTTACGGCGTTGGGCTATAGTCTATTATCCCAAATTATTTATTTGGTTAGATGCCACATTAACTAAGAGAGACCTTGAAGATTTCAAAGTAAAGCATGCTAGTGACTGTAAGAAAATATTTGAAGAACAGTGGAAGAAAGCATCTAGCGATGGTACAGTAAATTCTGCTATAGCCTATTTCAAATCAAAGGGATGTTCAGATGAGGATGCTATTTGGAATGCAAATGAAATCTTCAAAGATTATAGAAAGAGTATAAGTGAACTATATGATGAAGCAGATTATCCAGTGATGAATGCTCCCTTCAAAGTAGACAAGAAACTTAAATGGATATGTCCAGTGCCCTGTGTAAGAGAATATTTACAGAAGCAGTGTGGAGTAAAAGAGCATTGGTATTATAAACTATTTTGGAGAGGTAAAAAATACTTTTCATACTAATGAAAACAAGAGATGATTTAGAGAGGGCAGCTAAGGCTGCCCTTAAATCTTATAATAATATTGCTATTCAAGCAGCTACAGGAGTAGGCAAATCCAAACTTGCTTTAGATTTGTGCAGGGACTATAAGCAAGGGGAAAATATGCCTAGTCTCCTTATAGTAGTTGCCGAGGTTGCTCATATACAGAACTGGAAGGATGAAATAGATAAATGGTCCTATGAGGGTCCAGTATTTATTTGTTGTTATGCATCCTTAAAGAAGTATAGGAACACTGAATGGGATATTATTATATTTGATGAGGCACATCATTTGGGTTCAGAGTTAAGGCTTGATATATTCAGCACAATTACTGCGGCCCATATGTTGTTTCTGTCTGCCACTCTTAAACAATCTCTTCTTGATACACTTGAATTGCATTGTGGTCCTATTAAAGTAATTAAGATGGGACTTCAAGATGCATTTGATGCTAATATATTACCAGAGCCTAAGATTAATTTAATTCCTTTAACTCTTGATAATAAAGTAGCAGACCAAGTCATTCTTGAAGAGTGGGGTAAGAAGTCCAATAGAGTCATTATTAGATGTACCTACAAAGATAGGTGGCTCTACAAAAGAAATAAGAGGAAATACCCTAATGTAACCCTTTTCATCTATTGCACACAGCAACAGAAATATGATTATCTCACTGAGCAGTTCAATTATTATAAGAAAAGATATATGAGTTGCAGAAATGAGGTGATTAAGAATAAGTGGTTACAATGTGGCTCTAAGAGAAAGATTTTCCTTGGAACACAAAAGACTGCGATTGCTGCTAATTTGTTAGAGAAACTGAAAAATAAAAGATTTATTTGTTTCTGTACTAATATTGAGCAGGCTGAGTTTCTTGGAGGATTAAACGCCATTCATTCAAAGAAGAAAGAACCTTTGAAAATTATACAAAAATTCAATGCCGGAGAGATAAATTCTTTATATGCAGTAGGTATGTTGCAGGAAGGAATGAATCTTACTGATATTGAGGCAGGTATAATTATTCAGCTTGATGGTGAAGAGAGAGCATTTATTCAGAAGTTTGGAAGAACTCTTAGAGCAGACAGTCCTGAGCAGTATATCATTTATTTCAGAGCAACAAGAGATGAGGAATATCTGAATAATGCTCTGGAGAGTATTGATAAAAACTACATTAGAGAGTATGAAATTGGTAATTGATGAAGAGAAGTGTAGTGCCCATAATTTAACTTTAGGAGAAGTTCTCTGTATTCTTGCTTGTAAATCTTGTGATAATATCTATGGATTAATAGCAGATATGCAAAGCAGAGAACTTCTCTCTAAGTTAAATGATACTCCCTATCCTACACCAAAGTGGAATGATGAGGTAGATGCTGTTCTTTTAGAGTCAGACACTGTTGTACCAAGTAAAGAAAGATGTGCTGCTCTCGCAGAACAATTGAGACAGCTATTTCCTAAAGGAATTAAAAGCGGCAATGCTGCATGGAGAGGTAATATTAGAGAGATTACATTGCGATTGCAGAAATTTTTTAAGCTCTACGGGAACAAGTGGGCAGATGAGCAAATCATAGATGCTACTCAGAGATATATATCTCACTTCAATGGGGATTATACCTTTATGCGTATCCTGAAATACTTTATTCTTAAATCTGAAAAGAAAGTAGATGAAGAAGGAAATGGATATATAGAGGATATTTCAGAGTTAGCAACCTGGTTAGAGAATGACACTGAGGTAAATAATGATGATTGGCTAAATGAAGTACGATGACTCTTAGAGAGAGAACTATGGATAACCTAAGAAAAAGGAGAGAGAACTTAATTAATGGAAACATTAATAGTATTCCCTCTCCTTTTGTTAGGTTCTCCAATGATTTTATAGGACTAGAGCAAGGAACTTACTATGGTATCACCTCATATACAAAGGGCGGAAAAACTCAGTTTGTTCTTAATTTGCTCTTTGAGGCTATAATGTTTGCATTTACTCATCAAGATATAATGAGATTGAAAATCTTCTACTTT